AGACATGGGGGTCGTCGGAGGCGCTTCCTCCCAGATAGACCTCGACCCCGACCTTGCAGTCTCCCGCGGCCCCGCCGATCTGCTGGCATCGGACCATCACCGTGTATTCGCCAGGCGCGTAGGATGATAAGATGTCATCCCCCGTCAGCGTCGCGCGGACGACCGATGTAGCCTCCGTGGCGAAGCTCACCGCGCAGTGGGCCCGGCCGGGTGCAGCGTTGTCGGCCACCGCAGAACTATCCGTCCCGTAGGCCGTCGACCAGGCTGCTGGATTGTCTGCATTCCCCAGATTCAAGACGGGCTCGAACGAGGAGGCGGGATCGGACTTCGCACCAATCAGGATCCGCGATAGGTTCGCCTTACCCACGGTCGCGCCCCCGCCCGAGGGAGCAAAGAGCCGGATGAGCGTTGTCTGCGGACTGTCCCCCTTGAGGGACGCGGCCGGGATCTCGACATAGTTCTTCCGCTGGGAGTAGATCGCGTCCCCGTTCTTCTGGGGCATCGTCGCCCCCGAAGTGAAGGCCGTCACGCGGATCCTCAGTGGGTATCCCGTCACGCCATTCACAGCCACCGTGGCCCAGTTGGCCTTCGGGAAGAGGTTGATCCCCACCAGGCCGGTCGCGGCGAATAGATCGTCCAGGGTTGTGAGTTCTCCCCCGCCCTGCTTGAAGATGGTGTAATCCGTCCCGAGAGTCAGCGCGGTGTTGTAGTCCGCTCCGTTGTAGTACTCAAGCACAAGGTCCCAATTCTGGTTGCCCGCCTGCGCCAGCGCGAGATAGACGTGCTTGAAAGCAATGTCGGTGGAGATGAAATAGAGCGCGTCGTTTGCTGCAGGGACGGTCGGCCACAGCGCCGTACCAGTCGCGGCCGAGATCAGGTTCGACCCGAATACCCCCCCGTCGTCCAGGAAGACGTGCGTCAAGTTCCCATCGTCCCGGAAGTTCGCAATGTGGACGATCGTCGGACTTGCCGGCCCGTCCGAAGCCGTGAGCGTTGAGGCTGTCGGGAGAGTGTTGGGAGCAGCCGAGCGCCAGGGGTGTTCCCGGACGACGGTCATGGACAGGCCCTCGATCATGGCCTCCAGCTCGAAGGGGTGGTCGAACAGGTCGGGATGCGCGAGGTCCCGGACCTCATGGATCATGGCGTAGCGGGTGTTGGACTCTCCCGTGGTCTGGACCTGGATGTAGATCGGCTTTGTCCTCCACGGCTCCTCTTGGAACTCCGCCGCGTGTCTCGCCAGCTTCGTCAGGATCTGCACCTGGGAAGCGACATGGTTGTGGCTCGTCCCGCGCAGGTTGAACTTCCACTCCTCCGTGATCGCGCCCGGGAGGATGGGGATGTCCCTCTGGCCGAACCCGCCCTTCTGCGCCACGATGCCCGAAGCAGATAGGTCGATGAGGTTGACCGCGTTCGCAGCGCCAGTCCCGCCGTTGGTGATTGTGAACGTCCGCGCCATCAGCTTCTCCGTGCCCGCTGTTCGAACTTCTCGAGCAGGTCTTCGCCACCGCCCATGCCACTGGCATTGAAGTTGAAGGTCCGATTGTCGTTGGTCGTGCTCTGAGGAATGACGACGACGCGCTCTCCCGACGACGCAAGAACTGGGAACGTATCGTTCGGGAAACCGGGAGGTACGACCATATCAAGGCCATGTTGGCCACCCGGAGGAGTTCCGCTATATTCATAGGAGATCTTTACAATGATCTCACGCGGGATGTCCATGATGTTTTTCTTCGTATCTTCGGCCAATTTCTTAGCATCGGCCAAGGAGATGTTCAATGTAGAGGCAATATTCTTGGCGGCATCATTGGCGGTGATGTTCCCTAGTTGAACCTCGAGGTTCTGTTCGGCGGCAAAAAGCCCACCAAGCATCTGCATTCCCTCTTCCTCTGTGATTTCTTGGGCCGAAACAGCATCCTTGATAGCTTGCGCGGCAATCTGGAACTGTGCACCGCCAGCCGCTTTGAATTGAAGATCTTCTATCATCTGGCCGATTTCCGAACCTACACTTGGATCGATCGCGTCGAACAGACTCTTGAACTTGGGCGCGGCATCGCCCGCGGCATTTCCTGCCGATCCGATACCGTCAGCGGCACCGCCAAGACTATCAGCCAGTCCTTGCCAACGGGCTGTCTCGGTAGCGTTGCGTGCCTCTTCTGCCATGATCTCTTCCGCTCGGGCAAGAGCTTCAACCTTTGGCGTGCCATCTTCTAATAGCCCTTCGATAATGCGCCATTCCTTCTCGCTCTGATTGAAGGCGAAAGCGACATCATTGAGAACAGGAACAACAGCCAGGCCGATTGTGTTCTTGAGATCAGCCCAGCTATCATTGAGCATATCCAGTTGAAGCCGCAAGGATTCGGTCTGTGCCAGTTCTTGTTGTGTCACTACCAAGCCGTCCTGAATGGCGGCGGCCGTATTCCTAATGGCTTTACCGCCTGCCTGCAGCACTGGATCAAGAGCCGCCCAATTCCGTCCGAAAATCTTGGCAGCCGCGGCGGCGCGCTCGGTAGGGCTTTTGATAGAATTGAGCCGGTCAGCGAGGTCGGCCAAGGAATCGACTGACGGGGCAAATCCGTTCTTAGTTGCGAGCGCGAGGGATGTCTGAACATCCCCCATCGAGATACCGAAATCGTCGGCCACCTGAACAATTCGGCTAAAGTCCTCAACAGTTGTTCCCGAGGCTTCAGATGCGTCCGAAATAGCCTTGTTGTAGTCAACTACCGCGCCGACCGTTGCATCAAATGCTCTCTTGCCAGCGTACACAGCGATCGTCGCTACGCCTAGAGCAGCGGTAGCCTCAAGGGCGGTAGTCTTCAGTTGTCCGAACGAGGTGTTCGCCTTCTTCGTCTTGGACGCGGTCTCGTCCAGACCCGCGGCAATGGCCTTGAGTTTCGCCGATGCCTTGTCGTCCGCGGTGATGAGGATCTGGATCTTTGATGTAGCCATCCCTTATCGTTTCCTGGCCGCGCTAGTGGCCACGGAGAGCTCTAACCATCAGCACCCAGGCCCATGCCTGGGGATTGGACGCGGAGAACTCCCCCTCGTGTCCGCCGGGGGATTGTTTGTAGGCCGACATCGCATCGTGGACATTGAGGCAGGTGGACATTCTCTCCAGCAGTCCGGACGGCTGATCCAACAGGCCCCCGGCTTCGGGGAGGGCGCCCCAGCGTCGCGCTTGCCATCCAAGGATCAGCTCTCCTGGCGGCGGCCCTTTGCCCTCGGCGCAGTCCGCCACCGCCAGGATCATTCCGGGGGGATTTCGATCGTCTCCCCAATCAGCTCGTCCAGCTTCTTCCCGATCCAACGCACGGCGGCCGGCTTCATCTCGGCCACACTTTGCTCTGGAGGCAACAGGATCCCGACCCTGTATGCGGCCCGGACAATGGATCCATGATGCTCGACCGAGGAGAGGCGAATGGCATTCTCCCCGTCCAACTCGCGCTTGACCTTGAAGAACGCCTCCACATGGCGCTGGCGGATCGGATCAGCGACCTCAAACGACACTCCCAGCTTGGCGTGTTCGAGTTTCATCAGGGCACCGTGGTTAGTTCGTTGACCACCTTGATCTCTGCGAAGGCGGCCTCGGTCGCGTTGTACCGGGCCCGGAATGTCCCCGTCAGCACATCGTTCCCGTTCTCCTCGCCCAGCTTTTCGAACTTCTCCCATCTGCCAGCAAGGTCGATCCGCAGGACCTTCGTGGTGAAGCCGGTGCCGGCCGTCCCCAGGGTGGAGCCGGGGAAGTTCAGGCGGACGAGCTTCGATGTGCCCGCGCGCCAGGCCGCTTTCTGGTCGCCGCCGTGCGAGTCATGTTCGAAGGTGATGTTCAGCAGGACCTCGGGCTGGGTGATCTTGGCGAAGGCGAAGTAGAGCTGCCCGTTGGCCGCCATGACTGGAACCCAACCAGTCTTCACACTCAGGTCCATTCCCAGGAAGGTGTTGGACTTGATCGTCCCGCCGAATGAACCAGACACGGCGTCGACGTACAGGGCGCCCTTGGAGAACAGGACTTCCTCAACCGTCGGGATGGTGGGGGAGCCAGCGAAGGCGGCCGAGCCGGATTGGCGTGCGGCCCAGGTAGCCTCCATCATCACGGCCTCGCCGCCCTTACCCGTCAGCTTGAAGTCCTGGACGAAGGCATACTCCATCCGGTCGGAGTACTGATCGTCCCCGCCGTAGATGGTGTATGTCTTGATCGAGTTCTTCGATGTCTTGGGGAAGGTGTAGGTGTAGATCTTCCCCGACGCGCCAGCGCCACCGTCCGACGCACCGGTGCCAACCAGCTTCACCCCGGCTTCGAGGATGTGCAGCACCTGCTCAAAGGTCGCTGGCGTCGATTCCATCGCCAGCAACGCCCCAAGCTGCGGCTGGTAGGAGCGATCGAGCCCCGAGATGTAGCCCACATCCTCCTCGGGGAAGGTCGTGACCCTGGTGTCCTCGATCGTACCGACCCCGCGCCAGTGGGTCGTCGCGTTGACGGCCGTACCGGACGAGGCCTCGCGCCCGAGGGTGAGCTTGCGTAGACTCTTGATTCCTGCCATGTCCTACTCCTTCGGCCCGTATAGGCCCGATGCGATCAGTCGTTCGTATCCGTACTTCTTGGCTTCCTCGGCCGTCAGGTCCCTGGCCGGAACGTCCGGCAGGAACGCGACGCCGACGTAGATCAGCTCACCGCCGACTGGATCTTGACGCCTTGGACGGTGAACTGGATACCCAGCGTCTTCTGTGATCCCCATTCCATCTCTCCCCACCGGTAACTGATCCGGTCAAAGGTTGAAATCTTCCCGGCCCACTTCGAAGTCAGGTTCGAGAACAGCAAGTTCGGGATGCTGTCCACGAACGGGATTGCCAGTGCGTAGTCGAACGGCAGATCCTTCCGGGCCACATGGAGCTCGATGATGATGTTGTGCAAACCGGTCTTCAGCCCGGCGGGTGTCTCAATCCATTCGCCATCCCCCGGATACCCGACAACAAAGGGGAAGTCGTCTGCGCTCTCGGGCGGGTCCGTGGGGGCGAGATTGATCCCCGACAGGCTCCCGATATAGGTGATGGCCTGAGTGATGGCATCGTCCAGCGTCGCCATCTACCCGGCCCTCTTGACATATGGTTCCAACATGAGTTGCACGTCGGGGTCGAGCTTGGCGATCTGGATGAGCTGCCCCATCTCCGCATTCCCCGCCACTCCATAGGGGTTGTCCTTGCGGTGGAAGATCCGGATCGACTGGATGATGCAGGCTTCGCGAATGTCCATCGGCGCCGATGCAGATGTGCCGCTCTGGTAGCCGAACACGCCAGCGATCTTGACGCTCTTGGCGACCTTGACGGGCCAGGCATTGTTCCCCTGGGGCGTGACGTGGACCTCCATGTACGGAGCCCCGTTGTAGGGCCACAGGTCATAGTCGGTCGAGGCCCACGAGGTTTCATACGTCCGGTCCCCATCCTCGTCGGTCGTGATCGTCACGCTTCCCGAGGTCCCCAAGTCGTCGATGTCCAACTTGGCATAATCGACGGGGGTGTAGTACCGAGTCCCCGAGATCCCGTAGAACCAACGCCGGCAATGCTTGTCGATGCTCCGAGAGACGGCAGTAACCACGCGCTCGATGATGCTGTCCTTGGACGTCCCCATCCCGGACGTCAGACCGGCCTTGATCTCGGCCAGCGTGCAGTACCCGTTGACTATGGCCGTGGCGCTACCCTGACTTCTTCACGCGCCGGGTGCCGGGCTCGGCCTTGACTTGGATCTTGCTCTCGCCAAGGATCTCGACCGCGCCCTCGACGGCGTAGGCTCGGGCCGTCTTCTCCGGCATGTCAACCACGTCATCGATTTGCAGGACCTTCTCGACACTTGCGATGCCCGTCAGGATGCGTACCTTCATGGTTGACTCCCTTGGGGGAGGCGATGTGTTGAGCACCGCCTCCCCCTTGGCTATGTGGTTAGGCCACGATCACAGGAGCCGTGGTGTACTCCTGCGTCGGAGGCAGCGACCGACTGCCGCGGTAGAGTTGGGCGTGGAGCGCCACGATCATCACCGACGTGCCCAGGCCGCCGCCGGTCCCGTAGACCTTGACGAACGGCTTGTCCGGGTCGATTGCGGCATCGATGATGAGCCCGATCTTGTTCGATGCCGTAGAGGCCATCGTTCCGTCTGAGGCGGCGACCTTGGTGTACGTTCCACCAGTGGCCGCCGACTTGTAGACGGTGAGTCGGATGGTGTTCTTCGTCGCCCCGGTCTGAGCCCCGTGCGTGGCGAAGATCCCGATCCGGTCGAAGCCTGTGCAGTTGACGGCGATGGGCGTTACAGCCGCACTCGTCGCAATCGAAAGCGGCGCGCACAGGTTGACGTACTTCGAGTCCTGGTGGAGGCGATGCATGTCAGGCCTCCCTCAGCTCGTCAGGATGTGCTTGAAGGCTTCGGCTTGGAGCACAGCCCCACCGCGCCGGAAGGATGCCAGCAGGCCGACCTGGCCGGTGCCGGCGTACAGCTCGATCAGGCGCTGCACGAACATCCCTTGGCGTTCGGCGATGGCGTAGAACTCGAAGTTCCCGAACAGGACAGGCTTGGATGCCGTAAGCAGCGCATCCATCTGGCCCGTGATGCCCACCGGGTAGCCCAGGATTTCACGGGCTCCGAGGGTTGCGTTCCCCTGCGGCGTCACGGCGAACGCGAACGGGTTGCCCGTCAACGCCCGCAGCGCACCGAGAGTCGCGTTCCGCATGAACAGCCAGGACCCGTCGGCATAGAAATCGCCGATGGAATGGACCAGCGAGATCATGTTTGCGGCCGTCAGTGCGTTGGTGCCGGCCGCCGTCACGCCCAGTCCCGATCCCGCAACGGCACCTTGCGGCTGGTTCGAGCCTGTGCCGGTGAGGAACATGTCGTTCTCCCACTTGGCCTCGGCCCGCGAGAACACGTCCGCCAGGAACGAGTCTCCGCCGCCCTTGTTGTCCGCCAACCATTCGACGGACGCCTTGACCAGCTTGGTGTTGCGGTGGACCGTGATGATCACCTGGCCCAGGGTGGGTTCGTTCTCGTCGACCGATCCTTCCTCGGCCGTCCGAACGAACGCGGTGGCCGAGGTCCCTTCCGTCGGGACCAGGATGCGATCCAGGCTCGTCGGGATGACGGTCACGCCGGCCTGCCGAACCACCGACTTCTCGTCCCGCTTGGCAACGATCCGGGCATAGAAGTCGTCGGGGACCGCGTAGCCACCTTCATCATCCGTCTGGCCCTGCATGGCCGCCCGGTAGGCGACCTGATCACCGGTCAACAGGTAGTGCCGGAACGACTTCATCTCGTCGTCCTTGAACCCGCGGTCGCTGACTTTCTTGATGGCGGGCGCGTACAGCACCCCGCCCTTCTTCGCCGGCTCTTCCGCCATCAGCGCCTTGAGGGCGTCGGTTGCGGCCTTGCCAGCGATTGCGGCGACCTGCTCTGCCGTCAGAGCGGCCGTCGGTTCCGGGGCCTTTACGGCCTCGGTCTCTTTCGTTTCGTCAGGCATTGGTTCCTCCGTTTTGCCTTCCGTCTTCGCGTCGACCTCGTGCCGCGCCAGCGCACCCGAGGGTGCATCCGCCAGCGCATCCGGCAGTGGAAGACCGGCCGCGTTGAACAGCATCTTGATGTGCTCGACCCCAAGCGTGCGCGGTTCTGCCGGGGTCGGGGTAAGCGAGTACTCCACGATGGGCCACCGCTTGATGAGCCCATTCAGCTTCTCGACTAGGTGGCCGGCGGTGCCGCTTGACCAGCCAAGCAATCCCTTCTCGATCAGGCCCAGGACTTCCTTGGCGTACTGCTTTGACATCTCGATCTGTGCCTCGACCCAGACGCCGATCTCGTCCACCGCCTCCTTCGAAGTCTTCCCAAGGGCATGCTTCACCTCGGGCTGCAGCGTGTGGTCGTAAAACACGGGCTTGGACGGGAGCTCGAATGCTCCCTTGAGGTCCGTGGCCGCATCGAAGTGCTCTCCGGTCAGGTCGATCCCACCGAAGACCACACCGTAGCCGGCCACCGTGGCGATGCCATCCTTGATCGACTTCACACGCACGCGCGCGGGGATGTGCTTGACCACCCATTCCTTCGAGACCGACTGCCACTCAGACTGCGGCCCGGGCGTGATCGTCCCGTCATCGGCTTTCGAATAGGGGGCCTTGAAGTAGCCCTCGTCCGAGTGGACGATGACATAGCCCTCATAGACCTCTTCCACCCAGGCGTCGGCCATCATGGCCTGGGCGGGCCGAAGCATGTCGTAGAACGCATCCCGCACCAGAGATGTCTGTTCGTCCAGGCTTCCGGTCGCCTTCTCTGATTTGTCCGCCATGTGATCTCTCCACATCGTGTTGCAGATGGCGACGGCCTGGTCGTTGTCCCGGCCTTCGTCCACCATCATCGGGATACACCGCTCAAGCCAGTGGTCCCGCTCTTCGCCCTCTTGAATGTCCGGCATCAGTCCTTCACGAACTCATCGATCGTCTTCTGCAGGATCCGCTCGACCGCGGAAAGGACCGCAGGGTCTTCGGCTACGCCCTGCGCCGTCTTCCACCCGGTCTCTTCGTGGTACCGGGACTGCTTGGTCCTGTCATGAACCAAGCTAGCATATGTGGCACTGTTTACGATTGACGCGCGCAGGTCAGAAAGCATGGACACGAACCACTTGGTATCCAGCCTCTGAGAGCCCGGGGAGATGCCCCTTCGGTATGGAACGTCGATCAGGCCGGCCTTGAGCTTGGCGAAGAACCCCCGGCGCTGCTTGTCTGTCTTGAAGGGTTGCGGCCCGCGCCGTACCCGTGGGTAGGTCTGGATCTGCCCCTTCACATGCTCGGCGGCGGCCATCATCCCGTGCCGGTATGCCTGAAGGTTGACGAGCTTCTTCAGCTTCGGCCCCAGATGATCCACATCGCGGAGCTCAAGGTTGATGTTCACAGCACACTCTCGTGGCGCTCGCGGCACCGGCAGCGCGGGTGCGCGGGCGGCCCGTCGTAGGTGTCGCCCATGTCCGGATGGACATAGCCCGATGGACCACGCTCCTGTCCATCCAGCGGTTCACAGATCGGGCAGACGCGCTCATCATTGGCTGTCTCCCAGATGTCTCGGAAAAGGAGCCCTTGCTCTCGCAGCAGATCGATCAGTGCGCGCTCCCCCTCGGTGGCCGCCCGGGTGACTTCGGTGGTGGCGATCATGTCGGCGCGGATTGGGCCGAAGGCGCCCTCGAGCCGAGCCCGTAGATCGGCCAGAGTCATGTTCTGGGAGAAGAAGTTGCTGACGGCCTCGCGGACGAGGTCTCTCTGTGTCCCCGTCAGTCCTTGGACAAGGTCGTAGCCGTACTGGTTGGCCCAGGTCACAGCGCGCTGGTTCAGCAGCACCCAATCAACACCGACGGGAGACTCTTCCAGCACCGCCTCGGCCGAGGCCAGGTAGACCTCCTGCAGCAGTGGCGTGAACGCACTGGACATGGCCACGCCCTGATCGTCCCAGAAGGACGCAGGCAGGGCGCCATAGTCCGGCGGATCTCCAAGAGCAGTCAGAATGGCGTCGAGGGATTGCTTCCCCAACTTCGAGGCCTCCTTAGCCAGTCTGCTCTCCCAGGACTCTCGGTCGAATTCGGGCATTACACCAACTCCAGCAGGTGCATCTCGGCGTACTCCTCGAGCTCATCCTCTTTGCGGATCTTCGGGCCCATGAGGACAAAGCCGCCACCGACTTCCCCCGTGACCAACGCAGTGGAGGAAAGGGTCACATCTGCAAGGGTCACCGCCAGATCTCCCTGCGCGATGGCACCGACAACGCCAGTTCCAGCCAGCGTTACAGCTCCCAGCGTCGCGGCACCAGCCCCGGCAACTGCCACCTGAGCCGTACCGGCTGCCGTCACACCTACGAGTGTGGCCGCTCCAGCCCCGGCGACAGAGACAAGCGCCGTTGAAGCGAGTGTCGCTGGTGCTAGAGTTGCAGCCCCATCAGCATCTACTGGAACTTGAGCAGTCGCGGCTAGGGTGGCGGCGGCCAGCGTCGCAGCACCATCACCATCCACAGCGACTTTCGCGGTGCCCGAGGCAGTGACCGCGGCTAATGTCGCGGCACCGTCGCCCGTAACTGCACCGGCCGAGGCCACCGTCCCGCTCGCCGCCAATGTGACCGCGGCCAAAGTCGCCGCCCCATCTCCGTCTACCGCAACCTGAGCGGTAGCGGCTGCAGTCACGGCCCCTAAAGTAGCGGCACCATCACCGTCAACTGGAACCTGTGCGGTACTGGCTAGAGTGACATTGGCGAGAGTGGCCGCCCCGTCTCCATCAACCGAGACTTGCGCGCTGGCGGCAAGAGTGGCATCCGCTAAGGTCGCAGCTCCATCGCCCGTGATCGTCGGCGTCGTGACAGACGCCGTGGCCGCAAGCGTGACTGCAGCCAATGTGGCTGCACCGTCCGCATCGATAGGAATTTGGGCCGTGGACGCAAGCGTAGCGTCGGCAAGAGTTGCCGCGCCATCTGCGTCTACGGGGATTTGTGCCGTGGAGGAGAGAGTGACCGCGGCTAGGGTAGCCGCGCCATCGCCGTCAATCGCTACAAGAGCTGTTCCTGCTGCCGTGACTGCAGCAAGGGTGGCTGCACCAGCACCGCTTGGGCCCGAGCTGTATTCGATGTGGAGCTTGGCGGCGAAGCTGGAAGATTGGTCATAGGTCCATACACCCAAATCTCTGCCAGCATCAAGCGTATGCTGCTCAAAGATCAAAACAAGAGCATTGTTTTGTGCCCATCCACCTTGATCTACGATCTCCTGAATAATGCTTTTGATCTCTGCACCGGCCGTCGGGCTACCAGCAGGAGCCCCCCATCTCCATTCGTCGTTAGTAGCTGCTCCTAGAGCTGTCGAATCCCAACTGACAGCTGCCGTGGTCCTTGGCCGACTATCAATATTGTTGGTCGCCGAAACAAATGTCACTGGATCGGCAGACAATTGTCCACGCAACCGGTGTTGTGGCTCATCAAAGGCGGCATTAGATATGAAGATACTCATCCACGCCGTATCTATCG